TTGAAGATGGTTGTCTTAATGTATCATTAGCAAACAAATATGCAGTCTGAATTGTTGTTAATTTAACAACCTTATTTTCCTTAGATTGTAGATAACTAACATCTTTACCTTTAACAGAGGATATTATAGATTCTGCTTCTGATCCTTCTGTTCCTCTATTATCGAAATAAACTTTTGAATTGACTGAGAAGTTAGCAGATGATCTATCTACAGAGATAGAATCTACTGTTCCAGATTTAACTTCTGATATTGTAGCAATAACTCCTTCACCATTTCTAGGCATACCAGCAGTATAAAGTCTCTTAGCATCTTTAGGAATATCATCCTGAGTGATATTAGAGTTGTAATTACTATCTACTGGTAATGAATAGAAGTTCTCACCTATGATATATGGATATTGCGGTATTTGATTGCTATCAATAGTAAGGAAATAAGCATAAGTTCCTTCTGGAAAGTCTGGGGTAATACAAAATCTTCCATTGTTTTGATCTAGAGTTCCACTTTTATGATTGTAGACAAAATCATTAGTGAATGATCCTAGAGGCCATTGTCCCTCATCAGGTCCAGCAGTACGTTGACCAACTATAGAATAACTAGAAGCCATCCTAATAATAGATGATGTTGCATCTAGTGGGTCTTCATATCCAAATGCACCATATATGGGGTTACCATCATAAGCAAAACCTATGATAGGTGAATGTGTCTTAGTTGCTGGTTCAGTACCTGCACCATTTAAGTTGTCATTTAAGGCCACCCTAAGTGATTTGGGGTTACCTACATGAGCATATCCATAATCAAAAACATTATTGAAGTTTTGGAAAACATAACCATTATCAGTATCTAAGGAAAGTTTAGTAAACCTATTCTTATTCCACTCTTTCAATAAAGGAATACCAGTAGCACCTTCACCAACAGGTATAATATCTACAACAACTGTATTTTGATTATAGAAATTACCCTCATCAATCTTTTCAAAATCTGTTATCTTACCATCTGTAAGAAGAGCTTTGTATTCAGCGAACCTTCCTCTACCAGCATTATCTCTAATTCTAACAGTTGGTGGAGAAGAATAGTATTCACCAGCATTATCAATAACAAGACTGGTTACTTTAGCACCAGTAACGATAGCACGAACTTCTGCTCTTCTACCAGAGGTAATTAATATCTCTGGTGTGGTTGGGAATGTATCAGTTGTGTCTACAATAATACTTTCAACTACATTTCCAGAAAGGACTGCTCTTGCCTTATCTCTAACACCATCTACAAGAACATATGGTGGACTAGCATATCCCCTTCCTTGAGTGTTAACTTTAATTTCTTCTAGTTTACCGTAACGTATGCTTTCTTCATCCTTGAAACCGTAGGCCAGGACACCGTTTAGAAGGACTCCAATATCACGTTTTGGAGTTGGGTAAACTTCTGTTGTTCTAGTTGCTTGTTTCCTAATAATACGAAGCAACTTCTGATCTTGTACTGGTTCACTTATAGTAGGACCATCTAATATCTTATATGATGGAAAACCAGAACTTGAGACATAATAATATTGCTCATCTTCAAATAATGCGGATACATCAGTAGATACTTGATCTAAAGAAGTTTCTACATTGGTATTTGTTGGTGCATCTACAGAATTACCTACCTGTCCTAATACCCACCTAGGCTGGTTTGTACCAGTCTTAACAATTTTAGGATCAGTTGTCTCGAATCCTGGGTTAGAGACCTGTATCTGGTCTCCTACAGCAGAGTGTGGGTGTGAATCTTGTGGAGAAAGATTATAGACTACACCTAGAGTCAATAAAGATGCATTAGTACCTTCAATGATTACTGGTTTATAAACTGAAGTACCAGATGCATGTGTAGTAGGTACACTACCTCTCTTTTCAATTATAAACTGTGTAGCGGTCTTATTATCAAATTTTATTTTCTCATCAGCAATAAGAATCTCACCAGTTGGTTCCCATCCAATAGTAGAGAAAACATCTATTCTCTTTCCTACACCATCTGTACTAGGAAGATTTCTCTCTAAACGAGTCTTAGTTGAGACTGCAAAGAATCCATTAACTGTCTCAGGAGCAAGTACAATATTCCATATTGATTCTCCATCAGCAGTATTATCTGGATAAACATTATCTACAGTAGCATCAGCATATCCATATTCATCAGTAACAGACTGTACTATCTTCTTACCAATTAATAACTTAGGATCTCCTGATATAACTTTACATTTAAGAGCATAAACACTGATCCAATCAGCATTAGATACTTTATATGTGTAATCTCTTGGTTTGTATACCTCTGGTTTTGTATCATTATTAACCAGAGTATTGAAAACAAATTCAATAGAACTATTAGTTCCTTTGGCCTTATAGAATTTACTGATATTCTTAATCAGTGTTCTCTTATCAACTTCACCTTTAAGATACTTCTCAGGGAAAGAACCTAGATACTGACTCTCAAAATTTCTAACTAAGGCATATAGAAATAGATTACTTACATTATATACTGTCTCACCTGAATTATGAGGTGCAGCAGTGGTGCTAGAATAGGTTGAAGTATTGTATAGGTCACCAAGGGTAGTATTTCCACTAACGCCTCTTACACACTCTCTCAGCTCGGTATCAGTACGTGTACCATAGAATATAATTTCATCACCAATTCTTACGTAACCATTTGCCTGTGGAAAACTCGACGCATCTTGTAGTACAATTGTATCAGCAGTAGCAGAAATATAAGCATCCAAGCTATCAAACTGTCTAAGAATATTTTGCTCATAATAATCAATGTTGGAATAAGTTTGTAAATTGCTGGCAATATCTAAGGGGCCACCCTGAACTTCCTGACCTTCATAGTATTTCTGAACAAACTTGTGGAAAAGTGGGTATTCAGATACTATAAACTCAGGTAGTTGCGACTCAATAAGAGTGCTAATTCTTTTAGTCTTTACTGCCATTACTCTTTATACGCAACGAAGCTGGAATTTGCAATGTCAACATCAAGATACATCTCTCGAAGTGCCTTGACATCATTAGATAGTGGTTTCACTCTAAGTGAAATACGATTGTCGAAGAAACTACCTTTAATAATAGTTAAGTCGTATAACTTTAGTTCACCTTTGACATAATCAATATCACCAACTTCCTTGTCCAGGACAACCTTCTCACCAGTTGAGGAATCTATTCTATATAGGACAATCTTCTCATCTCTGTCTTCTAAGTAGACATCAAAAGTAGGATATTCTGTTACTCTAAATCCTGTTGATGAGAGAACAGGATTATCACAATCCTTATCAAATGCATTCTGATAACAAACTTCATAGAAGAAAGTAGAATTTAATTGAGGATAGAAGTCTCTCCTCATAGTAACTGATGTTAAATTAGAATTAATACTCGAATCTGCCTCATCAATTACAGCAGTAAACTTACTATATCTAAATTTACCCTTAAATTTCTCTGTACCACTAGTATTAGTATATTGTTTTACTGCACCAATGGCCACATCTCGTATTTCAGCAGGAGGAGAATCTGTTTTTGACCCACTATAATAGATCTCACTGGTCAATTCTACGAATAAAACAGCAGGATCAACGATAACTGGTTCAACAGAAGCAACAACATACTTCTTTAACTCCTCAACAATCTGATTTTTAGTCAAAGATGTCAAATATGAAGCATCAGTTGGCTTTAAAACAACAAAAACTTTACCATAATCAGGTGGATCTTGGTCTTCTCCACCAAAAATTATGATATCGCTAGTAGCAGGATAGATATTTCTTACGATTGCACCATAGTCTTCAGCAGTTACAGCACGATCTTGAGTACCAAATGTCTTAGGTGCATTAAATTTGATCTTTTCTGTGGTTTCTTGCTCTTCTCCACCAGCAGCAGGAATAGAATTATTGATTGTTACGTTATATGAATTAGGAGTAAGACCACTTCCATTAACTAAAACACCATTAAACACAAAAGATTTGACTCCATTGGACTCAGAACCAGATGTTGTGATGTAAGTTACACGAATTTGAGCATTATTTTCTAATTTTTTACCTAAAACACCATCTCCAAATATCAATTCATACCTATCATCAGCAATTTCTTCTAAAAAGAAGACTTTTGATGTGCTATCTACACCTAAAATATTGTCTGCCCTTAGATATGGCTCGTTAAATGACCCTCCAGTAGGATAAACTTGGACTGATATTGTATTTGTATCAATATCTGGGTTGTTTAAAATGAATTTTTGTGATTTTTGTGCTGTCTGAACAGTAAATGTCTGTGATACTTGTGTTCCTTCTCTTAAAGGAACGTTAGTGAAGACGGCCTGATTGTTTGCAACTGCTGCTTTTACACCTTTTTCCACAACATATTGATAAACATTGTTATCATAGGTAGTAAAAAACCCAGTTCCACCTTTTAAGTTTAATTCTGTATCGGTAGTAGGATTGCTATAGTCAACTGTAAAGTCAATATATGCAGTAGGAGATGTTTTTGACTTAGGTGTATATCCTAACTGCTTTGCAATTGCTACTACATTGTCTCTTAGAGACGCGGAATCAATGAATAATTCATTGACTACCATGTTTGTATTGAACGCAGTATAGTACGTATTATAAGCAAGTACGTCTATTAAGTTCGATATAGCAGAACCTTCAAAATCATAGTCAGTAAAATCTGACTGCGACTTTAAATAGTCCTTCAGCGTAGTTTTGATCTGTTCAAAATCTAAATTAGCAACTTGAGTATAAGGCATTTATCGAGTACGTTCTAAGAAGAAACCTGCCTGTTGTTGTCTATCTTCTCGTCCTATAATTCTATAGAAAATTTCTACCTCATATCCATTAGTATTGAAGTCTGGTTCGCATAGAACATCCTCTACAATTACTCGTGGTTCCCATCTTTTAATGGTTTCCTTAACTTGAGACTTAATCATACCAGCAGTACCATAATCTAATGGTTCAAATAATGACTTCTGGAGATTAGATCCTAGTTGAGGTTGGAATAGACGCTCACCTTTATTAGTAAGAAGCAGGTTTTTGATTGATTGAGTAATCGCAGCCTTATCCTTCACCGTGATTACATCATCGGTTACAGGATGCTTCTTAAATGTAACGCTTAAATCTTTAAACGTTTGGAACGTGGGCATTTAGACACAGCAAAGCTATTTCTATTTATCCACTGTAACTGAATAGAATGTATATTTCAAAAATAATTCCTCGCCCTTGTGGATGGGCTTAATTGTCTTTACGAAGTATTTGTCATCTTCTAACCACTTCACACAGTTAGGATCTTCTGAGTGGTTTATGAACCCACCCAGAGGTGTTCTATAGATCACTTCGTCCACAATAAGATGAGACATACCCAATACCATACCAGCAGGTATATCTTCTCGTGCGAATATACCTTGTCCTGCTATTGGACTATTTTTAATATGGAGTCTACTGGGTAATGCTTGATACATGATCGGCGTTTTCGGTGCTCGGAGCGTGCGTCAATCTAAAGGTGCGTGACACTTTGGACAGAAATCTTTCTTCTGTGCCATAAACTGTTGATAGATATCCTCACACATCTCATGAGCAGAGTGTCTAGGAACCATCACCTTGTAGATAAGACCCTCCCTAGCGGAAAGAGTCTCTAACATACTACCCACTTCTTTCCAGAGGGCCTCATTGTCCAAGTTCTCGTAACTCAATTTCCCTGTCCTCTATACTTCTTCCTCGCAGAGTTACGCGAGGTGGCACTCAACTTCGTGTATTGGCTACGCCCTTGTCGCGTTTTCTTCGGTTGGGCAGCAACATAACTGCTAGATCCCCACACTCCAGATTTTGCTTTTGCCATAATTCAAAAATAATGTATGTATATTGTAAATGATTCGGTAAGACTTGTCAAGACCCGACAACCACATCTTCAGATCCATCTGAAATCTTATGATTACTTGCCATATCACCTACAGAAAGACACTTCTTTCCTTCCCACAATACCTTACTAGAAGAGGCTGCCGAGAATTCTACAGTTGGACATGTAACACAACTAGGACCAGCATCTCTAGTATGACCAGTAAACACATCTCCTTCCAATGACACCAGTTGATTATTCACTTTAATCTTACTAGACTTTACAGCACCTGCAAGATTTGACTCAAGATCACACCCATGAAGGTTGTCAACCTTATCGTTAACTCGTGCTACTTCTGGCATTAGACTGAACTCGCTGTTTTTACTAGATCTTTCTTAAGACCTTCTATGTTATTATGTAGGTAGTCCAATGTATCTGAGAGGGACTCGTATTCACTCTTCTGAGGACGACGGTATATCAACGATGGCTGCTCTAGCTGGGATATCCGTTGGTCCAGGCTTTGCAATCTCTCTGACAGCATCAGGAGTGCTTGCTCCAATTTTTTCTGATTCGCTTGTAACTCTTCCATTATTTTGATCTCCACGTAAAAATGCCTCTGCTGCTCGTGATTCAAACGAGTCGCAGAAGCTGTCAAAGTTATTGATTACATCATCAATGTTTTTAAACTGTTCCACTGTAACCCTCATCTAGATTTATATCACCATCATTGCAATGTGCCTGATGATGGTGCTCCTCTTGCCTATGCATATGTTCTAATACATGGTCGAGTTTACCTTCAATGTTATGAAGTACATCTATCATCTCACGATGTGGGTCATGTCCCTCTGGAGGATAAAGATCATTTCCATATCCTGCTGGTGGTGACACGGGCGTTCCTGGAATATTTCCAATTACTTCCTGAATAAGGCCAGGTTGTGAAGTTACCTCTGTACCAGGCACAGGGCTAGCAGCATCCCTTATGTCTGCATGGAGTCGCTCTGTCCTCTGAATCTCTTCGTTAGTCATATTATTTTCTATCTCCTCTTTAGTTTTAATTATATCAGGTATATCATCTGCTGTAAAGCTATGATCGACTTTTTCGGCCATTTTTTTGCTGGAAAAATTTTTTGGAATTTCTTGTTTTAAAAAACCAATTTTGTAATTATATTTATCTCTCGACTGGATACTTTTGTAGGTTAGGGGAGTCTTCGTTTTTTGAAATCGCTTGGCGACCCCTAAGTAACAAAAAAGGGGGCAAATACTGCCCCCTAACTGTTAATAACTCATGCGGTGACTAATTCACATTTAAAACCACAACTTCGGTAGTAATATAACATATCCATTGCAGATTGCAGTGATGGAAATGATATTAATCGAGGGTGATTTTGGTCACTATCTGTCCAATAGCGAATTAATTGCGGTCCGATTGTGTACATAATGAAGAATCAATTTGACATAATTTGTTGTTACGTTCCTCAACCATATTAGAGAAGGAATGTATTATATTAGCACCCACGATTGCGGACACTAATATAAAAGAAATAGCGAGGGTCACTCTCATAACTGTCCTAGTGGCGGTCTGAGATGTACCAAGTCCCACCCGTGGGAACCTCGCGAGGCATCCAGTTGTTTTCCTGGAGTGCGGTCAATGCTGCCATGACTGCCGCGTCCTTCTTAGCGGATTCGTTCATAAGAACTGCTCCCCCAAATTCGGGTGTTAGGTCGCGGTTGAAAGTCATGGGCAAATCCTGTGATTGATTTTTCATATATTCATTTTAGCGGATCGTGAGCGAAAAAAACGAAATGTTAAGAAAAGCAACTGTATAATGACCAGTGCGGTAACTGGCACATTATTTGTTAACTCTTTGGGTGCTTCAAATTGCAAGTTCTTTGTAATAGGAAGTGGGGTGAAATTGTGATGCAATTGTTGTTAGATAGTGGGAAAAATTAATCCACAATAATGTTAGTTACTAATTCAAATACCTCTGGTTTGATATCATTTTGCCTAGCAAGTGCATCTAGAAAAATGTTAGTAACTATATCTAATTCGTCACCAGTTAGTGATTCATAGATGTCGAAAGTTTGTGCCATTGTTTATATAAATGCGTCAGATGTTTCTACTTCACTAATAAGAACTGCGTCCTGCCTAAATGCAACTTTGTAGGCGATTGCGATCTTATTAAATACTTTTCTCATAGAATCTAACTCGCTATTCATAACATCTACATAGAGAATCTTCACTGGTTCGCTAACACCTTTCCACCAACCTTCACCATCAATTAGTGTGCCATATTCCATAACTGGCATAATATTTTGTCTGACAAATTCGTCCATCAAATAGTCATTAACTGTTCCTCCGTTAGGTATCATTCTACCCATAGAAAGTTCAAGACGTTTCATAATAAAAAAGAGAGAGATTAGGGAAATAAAAATGTGCATGAAAAGAGGGGGATTGCTCCCCCTAATTGTTACTTAAGAGGAAGGATTGGGCATGAGTTTGTGTAATTAACTACCTTGGAATCTACTCCGCAATAGTTTAACAAATACGCTTCAATCTCTTCCGCAAAATGTTTAGAATTAAACTCGGATTGTTCATCAAAAATGAAATCACAAGTGAAGCGATATGTGGTCATAATTAACACATTGCCTCAAATCTTTCCATAGTTGTTGACTCTAACTGGTCACGAGTTCCCTGACTAAATGATAACAATTCATCCATCATTGCGACAGTTAATTTGTTACTTAGTCTGAAATCTTCATAAACTTCGTCATAAAGATTTTCGAGGATTGATTCATTGTTGATGTTAGACATTGGCAAAAAACTTGTTACAAAAGGACTCGTAATCATCAGGGTTGATGTTATCGGGAAGACCGCAATCGTTGAAGAAAGTTATCATATCGAGCAAAACTTGATCTTCTTCGGATGTTAGTCTGTAAGTAAATTCGTTAGGCATTAAATGTAAAGAATTTGTTTACTCTTTTATTATACAGACAAATTGCAACAAATAGGGCAAATGTAACGGATTACAACAGAGGCGAGGACAGTTTATAAACTGGTCGGGGCCTTGGGCATTTTAGTCGTGTGCTGTGTAATCATATTCCATAGAAACAATTTCATTGCAGTGTGCCTCTAATGCCTCATCCTCATTAGGATGTGCATCATAATACTTTAACTCTTCGCGGATGTATTCTTCAAACGTCATTGTTAGTTTCCTCCGCAATTAGTTGTTTATATTCATCACTATCAATGGAATAATATCCATTTTCAGTGATAACGTATCCATGAATGATTAGATAGTTAGTTGACATTTTCCTCCATGAAATTGTTTTTAATTGTTGTTATTTAGATGGATAATATGCAATGAAATCTTCTTGACTTGCATCCCATAATAGCACGAATTGTTTTAACCAATCCTGCTCAAATTGCGATAGTTTATAAACATCTTGCTCGTCTGCACTTACATGAGGTAAATCATACTTAGAGCAAAAATCTTCATAGACTGTTGTTAAGAAGTCAATGGAATCAATCATGGTAAATTAAAAGAATAGTGTGTGCATTAAATGTTAATTAGTCGATCAAATTGTAAACTGTCTATGAGAATAATGGTCTCATATAGTCTTTGAATTCTTCACACATAGCATGTGCTAAAATTCTTAATTGTTTATCATCACTGTTATTTCCATCTGCTATTAGTTCATCATAGCACGCTTGCCTGATACCTAAATCAGTAATATCGTACTCGTGAAGTTTAACGTGCTTGAAAAATGACATAGAAAAATGTTAATTAGTAGTAGAACAGTTGTTAATAAAAAAGAGGGGAGATTGCATCCCCTCGTTGTTACTTAGTGGTTTAATTCGATTCCAGAGTAGAAAGGAATTGTCCCACCTGATTGTAAATTAACGAACCAATTCCAATTCTTTTGATATACACCAGATCCAACATGAAAATCATCTAAAATTGCATTTAGTCTTGATTTTGTAGTGTTAGACTGCCAACCTCCGTCAAATAGTTGCACGAAATGTTGTGAAACTTTGGCGATAAAGTTGCCGTGTAAGTAAACTAAAGCATCGTTGGAATCGTTGATGACGACTGCGGTGTTGCCACTTCTCCAGTCACGTCTGCCTCTAATGGCAGAATTCATTTGAGATTCGATTTTACGCATGTAAAAAACTTGTTTTGTTTACTCTTCTATTATACAGACGAATGAGACCAAATAGGGCAAATGTAACGGATTACAACAAAAATAAATCAGTTTGCCAACTGGCACATAAAAAACGGACTCTTTAGAGTCCGTTCATATAATCGTGGATCGCTTCCATGTATTCGGCATACGTTGAATAACGATCTTTGAAACTGTCGGGAACTTCTCGCTTGAGATGTTTTTGGCATGACTCGCGGATCTCGCTCGCAGTGTATCCCTTTTGAATGAGTGAAGGGAAAAACTCGTTTAAAGTTGAATTATTCATATAGACAGTCTAAACGATCACGCACAAAAAAACGGCGTATGTAACGCCGTTGTAACAATTTAGGTCAGTTTCTAAACTGTCCACGCTTTAACTTGTTTTACCAGTTGAGCATGGTATGGTGTAATAAATGATACACCCTTAGAAAAATCTCTGAATAGTTCTTGAATTTCAAACTGGTGGATTGCCCAACGAGTTTGTATATCCTTGAGATAACGATCTCCAGAAATTAGTCTAGCAGTTGAAGGACGCTTGAGCGTTGTAACTTTTGATACTGCCTTGCCACCTTTAAAAGTAGTGGTGGTCACTTTCGCAACTGTCACAGGTTTTGTCTGCTTTGCTGCTGGTTTTGCTTTGCGTGTTCTGGTCTTCCTTACTGGTTTAGTTGAGGTTGACTTAACAGTTGAAGCGGTTGGCATACGTTAAAAAACGAATTTACTCTTCCATTATACAGACGAATTGTTGACAAACTCGAAAATCGTTACACTATGCAACAAAAAAGTCCAGTTTGTCAACTGTCCGTGGCCTTGTGCCAATTTCTAACTGTCACCCCCATTTGTTTCTCTATAGTCTTTGAATTTATTTACTTTCTTTTTACTTTGCCTCTTAACATTTTTGACTGTGTAACCAAAATCCTCGAAATCTTCATCAAATTGTTGATAATCAACATAAGAAGATGACTTGATATTATGTGTAGTCATAGGGGTGAATTACCTCGTTAATTAACATTATTTATTTTAAATTGTCATGCTTCAACATCAGTTAGTACACCAGATTTCCTGCTATTTGATATAAATCTGCCCAAACTTGCCTCTTTATTGTTTAATTCAACGCCAGTTAATACTTCACACAAATTATTACTGAAATCTGCTATATTTTCGCAATTATATACATATTCCTTGGCAATATTACTGTTATATGTAACAAATACCTGATTTTCCTTGGTTTCTATTGAATTAATTGCCGATGAGTCGAATCTTGAATAAAATGTCATTGTTTTTTAGTAATTTGTAGAATAAAGTGTTAAATAGGCACGCGAATAACGTTTTCCACAACCCTGTGAAAAACTTTATAACTTATAATTCTCAAAAGTCTTAAAAATTAATAAAAATGAGATTATAAGATTTTATAAAAAGTGAAAAACTCGCTTTTCTGAGTTTTTTGGATTTCCTCGAATGTCATAAACCAATTATAACGGATTTCCGAGTGTTTTGGAGACACCTTGTGCCACTTTGTGAACTGGACTCGGAATGTTACAAAGTATTTCAGGGGGTTGACATTTCGTTCGATAGGTGGTAGCCTTAGACACCTTCGTGAGCGTCACATAGTTCACACATACTATATTTAATTAACCATTTATAAAGTTTTCCACAACAACCTCCTAAACCTGTGGAAAACCCAGTGATAGCAATGTGCGGATGGTTACTCAAGGATAGTATCCTGAGAACATTTCTCAATAGTCTGTATCAACCTCCTTGAAACACATTTCGATGATAGTTTGTCTATCTAATTTGTCACCATGTGATGCCATTAGTCTGTGGAAAACTACATCTAATTCTTTATACTGACCATAACTTATGTCAGTCCATGCTCTAGGAAATAGTTCTTGTTGTGATGCCATTTCTTTTGTTGTTAATGTGAGCATTAGTATGCTGCCCTTAGTAGTGAGTACATTTTGTCACGAACTTGATGAGTGTCCTCTTCTGCTCCCTCGTATGGTTGTGATTGAGCATAGCAGTCAAGTGCCTGATCTATCACATCCCATTGTGCTTGAGTGAAGAAATCATACATCAAGTTGAGTTCTTTGTGAGAATAGTTCATTAGTGCTTTAACTGACCATTATCATCATACCACTCATCAGTGACATTTTCCAACTCTACACCAGTATTGAAACATCCTGTAACATTATTATTGTTTAGGATGTGGATAAACTCATTGTATTCTTGAGTTGAGTATGCTCTCTTGTCACTAGGGTGGAAGTCTTGCCAGTCAGTTCCTTCTATTTTATATGATAGTGTGTTATCATTGTTATGATAGTATTCTATTTCAGTACCATCATGTGATACAAATACATTACGCATTGTCATCCTCCAATGGTACTTCAAATGTTACCTCAAAGAAATCAGTGAAGTCCTCGTACCTTGTTATCTTAACAGGACATTCATTTAACCACTCTTGAAATTCTGTGTACTGTGACATTAATACTTACCTCCAGTATTGTTTACATCAATGAATGTGTTACTATCTTGTGCTTCCCTTATCTTATCAAATACATTCTCTATTTCTATTGGACATTCATCTATCATATCCAAATCTAACATTGTTTCGTACAATTTATTCATTTGATATGCTTCATCAAATGTGAGATTAATTGATAACATTTGTTTACTGAATTAAGGAATGGGACTTACAGGACGTAATTTCTCAACTGGATCAAGACAACCATAGATCCCTGCCCTATTAATATAATACATCATTTTGGGATGATTACTATTGGCCTTGTGACACTAATCTAACTGTCTTCCTATGAGATGTTCATGCAATGTCCTCCTTTAGAATAAACCAATCTTGACGAAATACTATCTCATTATCAACTTCTTCCCCTAACTTGTTAAATGATTTGTTTAAACAAGGAACACCAAGTTTCCCATCTGGGTATAAACTATCGAGCATAATCTTGAACCATTGGTTATTAGCATCATGCTCAAATTGTTCTAAATCAGGAAAGAAAGTTTGACTCCAATTAGTATCATTGTATTTCATTCAATTAACCTCCTTTAAGTTAGAATTAATGTAATCAATTTGCTCTTGTGTTGTTAATGGTTTTTCAGCATCTTCATCATAAATGCGAATTGATAACTCTGCATCTTGTGATAATGCAATGCCCTCATCATCAAGTGCTTCCCATATACGGTTAGCAATTTGTGAATGTTTGTCCTCTGGTATTACTTCCCATAGGTTAATGTAATCTTGGTTCATTTGTAACTTGTTAATGGGTGGATTAAATTAAGTGTGTAATCAATATTTCTTATGCACCATCCTGTAACATCACTTATCTTATCTACCAACTCATCTTCATCTTCTACTTCCCATATACCTAGTGCGGTATCATGTAATGAAATCTCTTCATCAAATGTTAATTCATCATCAGTATCAAATTCAATGTCAGTAACTAGAATTTTCATGCTACCTCCCAATCTGATTTGTTGACTGATTCTCTGCAACATTGGCATGTAATTGCCGACCAACAAAAATGATATACTCTGTTGTATTGTTGGCATTTAGGACATACAATTTCTTTACCATTGTATCCTGCCCTAGTGTAACGATTGACTTTACTCATAATACTGTGGTCTCTGCTTAGGATACTGTTGAGTAATATTATCAACTAACTCATCATACAACTCAGGATCATAATTATCAATTTCTTCTTTTATCTCATCACTGCTGCACTTTTCATAGTATTCAGTCAGTTGATCTGTTACTACTGCAACTAGAGTTTTGAGATCCATGCCATCTACAATTATTTCAACAAATTGTGATGCCACTTCTCTGTCTTGATCTTTGGTTAGATTAGGCATAGTGTCCTCCTTGTGCCTGTTCGACTGCTACCACATACCCAGTTCTTTCAAAGTATTCATGTGCTATATTACTTGCTTCTTCCAGTGATTTTGTAAATTTAACTGGACTGGTGAATACACAATAGAATTGTGGAAGATCGGGATTGAGCATAAGTGCCTTGCTTGACTACCTTTATATAATAACAGACCATGAGAGATTATCCCATGGCCTTGTGACACTAATCTAACTGGTTGTTACTTGCGTGTGTTTTCCACATCATACTCTATGATGATCTTCTTAGATGCTCTACCAACACTATTAAGTGTCTCAATACGCTCTACACTTCCGTTTAGACACGCTGCTATCTGAAGTATTTCAGATATTAGTTCACCTCTATCCATATACATGAACTGATCCTCCTGTAGGCGACTACAAGAGATCTCAGTGTCATCCTCGTAACACTTCACATCATTATTGTTCATTTTGTTTGATCTCCTTCCAGTGGGCATACATTCTTCCGAATAACATTCCTTCATGCGATTTGATTGAATCACCCTCAAGAATCTCTCTCTGTCTCTTGTCTAACGTCACATTCATTGAGAGATATTCTTTCTCCCAGTTCTGTATTTGCTCAACACTGAGTTTCATTGTGTAATAATGATCGTATGATTATTTGTTTGGACGTTAAAATGTTTCTGAACATTCATGTTATTGTCTAGCATGTGTTTTGCTAGATCTTGTAACAGTCTTTCAGTGGCAACTGTCATAGGGATGATGTTACCATGATCGGATTTATCCATCGTCCATTTTGCTTTCTTCATTGTTAAGTATCAATTTTAGTAAGTATATTGGTATGAGAGCGAGCGAACCGCCGAGCATTGTGAATACTACTATAGAATATAGATCAATTAGATTATTTGCCATTATTCCAAGGCATTGTATTACCAGTTTCATTATAAGGAAATAGTTTATGTTCCTTGCGGTAGTGTACTATTTCCATGATGTCATCACGTTTTGCAATACATTGACGAATTAGATATTCTATCATAAAAGAATTGCACCTATGATGAATCCCTTAGCGAAACTTATACAAACTACTTGATAGTCTGTCCATCCAAATTTGTCTTGACACTTCTTGATAAGTTTCTTATCCCAAGTAACTATCTTGTCAAATATTTGTGATGCTTTATTACCTAATTTCATTTCTTTTTAATATAATGGTTAATTACTTCTATTTGGTCATGCCATCGAGCGATCTTGTCTATTTCCTGTTGCATTGCTTCAGTAATATCAGGATGCTCACCTATACCAACAGGATTATTTAGATATACTTCAATATTGGCAAGGTGCATCTGGATTTCACCATTTGCATGTGCTAGTAGTGCCTTGATTAGTTGTTCTCTCATAGTTACAAATGATACAATTAAAAATATATAGGTATAAATTTTTGTGTCTATTTCAACACTCTTTATATAAATAATAGTAGAATTGAGGAAGAGCAAGATGTACCCAAAACACATACATTATGCTGTCCACCGAATACAATTAATGGTTTAATCTCATGCACAATATAATTTCTCAAAATAGAATGGCAAACTGGAATCATCATAGTTACGACACTTATGCCGTTAGTCATCAAATGGATGACGAAATGTTAGATGATTACTACGAGTGCCTTATTGAGTGTGAAGATAACCAGTCTAGTTGTAAGAGGATATGTAGAGAATTACTGATAACATAGGCCAAGACAATTAAATAACTGTCACAAGACCTCTGAGAATCCTCTCAGGGGTCTTTTAATATGTTATCTGATAATCATAGGGTGATCTTCCCATCCTCGTCCTGTATGGGGAACAGGGATGACTTTAGGAGTAGGTATTTCAATTAAGACTTTAATTCCACTCATTAAAGTATCAATGGAATTACTCATCTTACGATAACCAGTACCGACATACAACTGACCTGCGAACACTGATACTGTTGCTGCACCCCAGAATAGATAATAAAATCTACTCTTTACTTGATGTCTTAGTTTTTCTTTGTTCTTTTTGGTCATAGTATTTCAATAAGTTAAATTCAGACTCTTGTAATTTGAGTCGTTCAAGGTGCTTTCTTGCATCAATTATATCCCTGAACCATGCACGATTGAAAGCATCTTTTTTTGTTGGTTCAAGGTAGATAGGGAACATTGTGTAAGGAAAATTCTCTTTGCTCCTGCAATACTTTGCTTCTATCTTATCATAATTGATTTTACGTTTACGTCCGCTTGTCCTCCGCTTAGTTAATTTCTTTGCATTTTCATCAAAGTTACGCTGAGTTCTTGCCATTTAGTTCATCAATTAATGATCTTAGTTGATTAATTCTTTGAAGTAATATCTCTGACTTCTCATCATCTGACTCGTTAAATGCAGTCATATAATCGAGAATCAATGATCTTAGTTCCTCACTCTTTGCATGATTCATAGAGTTCTTGGAGTTCATCCTCATTATAGAATAGAGTTGACTCAGTATTTAATAGATCTGGGTTCAACCACTCGAACCATTCATCCGCAAAATATAATGCGGAATCTACGCAATCCGTTGCCATTAGTGACTGGAATCGTTCAACAACCCAGTCACGAAGCACTTCGCGTTGTGCGGAAACTATACTCAATTCCTGCTCATTTACAGTTAGATCTTCATTGTTCATTGGAAAATTCCACTTTAAGTTTAGCATCAGCGAGTGCTGCCACCATTGTCCATGCGGTCTCTCCACTCACCATATTTGTATCACAATAATACTCAATAGTATCCTCAAGTAATTCCTTGATTTCTACGAGTTGTGATGCTCTTTCATTAGAAATATTCATCGTCTTACCAGTGTAAGGTCATTGGTCAAGTGATTGTATGAATAAAATGCCAATTCACTTGGTAATACTTCTTCTATTGCTTTACAGAACTCAAGTGTAAAGAAAGACTGGTATCTCCAGAATTTCTTCTCTTCATCTGAGTGTGGTAATGCACTGGTCTTAACTTTAATAGTATATTGCTTAGAATCCTCTAACTTAATTTCAGATAGAAGTTCCTTAACATGAGCAACAATCATAGGTGCTGCTTTCTGTGCCTTCAATTTAGTAAGTGATGGAAGATTTTTCATTAAAAAGATGCAATGGGAATAGTATAGCATGAAAAATGGATGCAGTCAAGACTACATCCACTATTGAATTTATCTCATATATAAATATCCTCCTGCCCAGTCACAACTTAGTAAGCAATTCTCTCTTGACTTATCATCAAGTAAGTTGTATCTTACATGTTGTGCTGGTTTTGCCCAACCTGCTGGTTTGTAAACATCACCAGTGATCTTATCAACAAAAGCATGAACACTACCATCACGATACTCATTACGATTTTGGAATGTATCGTAATCTTGTTGGATGATCTTGAAATACTTTCTGCCTGATTGAACTCTGAATCTCATCAAGTTAGCAGTACCATTATCTAATGCTGCTAATTGACCCTTGGCATAATCAGATAAATCTGTTCTGCCATTTGAGAATCTCTCAACATTGCCCTCAATCATTCTTCTATGGTATCCTTCATACTGTGCTGCTAGTGCATCACATAAGTCATCAACATACTGTCTGACTTGTTCTGTTTTGGAAACGAATAATGTTTTGGACATAAACCTCAATGTATTTTAAGTGAGAGAAACAAAATCCCAGATGTCTGACCTATGCTAACTTGTTTACCAAGTCTAATTAAGATCTCAGGGATGGGATTTCGTTTCCCATATTCTTATTATACATCAGTTGAGGATGTTGTCTCTGTGGCCTGTGCCACTTTCTCAACTGGTTTTGATTTGCTGCTTTCCTGTGCCTTTGCCTTTATACTATCAATGGTCTTTAATGACCATGAATATACGTTCTTAGCAGTAGGTACAATAACATCAGTGGTAAATTCATCCCACTCATATAGATGTATCTGCCAACGTACCTTGGCATCTTCAATGTATTCACCTAGACTGATATGTGTTTCATCAGGTCTATCTGTTGGTGGTTTGTAGAGACTGCCTTTAACTTTTGGTCGTGGTGATTCAGTCATAGCATTGTATAATATGTACTATTTGGTATTTATTCTAACTGGTACATCTATCGTCCAAGAGGGTGATGATAACTTAACCATCTTAAATTGTTTCTTTGCTGCTTCTCTTGCCTTTGCTGCTTTCTCCAGTTGATTTAATTCCTTTTCACGACCTGCTTCAGGTTGTATCTCACCATAATGAGTATCCCATATCTCAGGATGTTCGTGATTATCAAAGAACTCTAAGATAGAGGTATCTACCATGTGATACAATGTATCCCATGTTAATGTTCTTCTTAATTTCTCAGCAATATAATCATTCTGATTAACAGACATTTCTTGCTTAAGAAATTCACCTCTATCCCATACGAGTCCATTGAGATCAATGGTAATAGTTACGTTAGAATGAATACTCATTAGTCGTTAAATCCATTGTGAATACCTTCAATTAAATCTGCCTGAGCCCCTAGTTTGGTAACAACAGTACGAGCATTGACACCAAATGCGTCAGCACTTTTCCCAACTGCATTTCCTTTTGATGCCATAATAAGGTCAATTAGAAAATCACATTCTTTGGCATCTAATCTGTTTTTCATGTCTCTAATAAAACTATTTGTTGTCATCATCAACCTCCGTAATTTCTGATAGTTTTCTAAGGATACTTTGACCATCCTTGTCTTCGTCAGGAGTAAACTCTGACCATTGTTGTTCTAAACAATATGCAATGAGATTGAACTCATTTTCATTTAATTTTATATGCGAAGCATATAAATTAGGTTCATCAGGAGTAATAATTAATGCCATTTTAAATTCCTCCTTTAATTGTTAATGAACCTCCATGATTCCATGCGTTATATAAACATGATTGATGGATAGAAAGAAGATTTTCAAGATTAACACCTTCTAAATCTGTCCACTCTGAAACATAATCAGAACAGTCAAAATCTCCTGTTCCATCTATATGTTGTGGACATGATCTAAATTCATTATCATTATCTACCCAAAAGATTCGTCCAAAAGATTCACTGTGGAACATTAGTTGACCTCAAATAAAAGAAATGTTGAGAGAGTGGGGCATCGACATAGGTTTCACCTATATGCCCAAATTTACCTA